GGGACGATCTGCCGGGCTTGTTGATGACCTGCCGGAGCTTTTTGACAGCTTTACCGGCGCTGCGCAGTTTGCTGACACCAACCTGGAGTTTTTCGTGTCAACAACGCCGGACGATCCTGCTGGCACGCCAACGTGGTCACCCTACCAGCAATTCCGCGCGGGCGAGTTCTTCGGTCGGGCCTTCCGATTCAGAGTTGTTTTGAAATCCTTTGCAAACAATGTTACACCGTCAATAAGTGGCCTCATGGCCCTCGTGGAGTATAACTGATGTCAGAATCCAGCCATTCCGTTGGTAACGTATCCGCCCCCGCCTTCCGCACGGCGATGAACGCATCATTGCAGGCGTTGGCGTCTCTCAACTCTGGGACTACAGAACCTGACACGACTTATGCCAATATGTTTTGGTATGACACGGCGGCGAACACATTGTATATGCGGTCAGAGGATGACGATGTTTGGATTAGGATTGGCGTCTTGAACCAATCAACCAGTAAGTTTGAGGTTGAGGACTACCTTGGTTTCACCCCAGTGCAGCAGGGCGGTGGTGCAGGTCAGTTGAGCAATAAAGTTTACATCGGCTGGACCGGTACCGAACTGAAGGCGCAAGTTGATACCTATGACCAAGGGGCGATCGCTTTTAAGTCTGACATTCCTGCTGGCTACTCTGATGCACAAGCTAGGGCTGCGCAGGCTGGTCATTCTGCTGGGGGAATTGGGTCTTACGGGTTTTTCTTTAATAATAACTATTCAATTGAAAATAACGTAACCACCACAAAAAATCCGGGACACCTTGAGGCTGGCAGCTTCTTAAGATGGTCGGGTGCTGATCCGAGCGCGGGCGCTCATTCTTACGGGTTTTTCGCAACAGCCCCAAGCGGAACTTGGAGATTGATGGGTTTCTTTAATCATAGAGAAAACAGCGATAATCAACAGACATTATTTCCACGGTATAGCCTTTACTTGAGGGTATCATAATGAAAAATCGCAATCCTATCTTTATTGAAGACGGTCGCATTAATTGCGAAATTGAGCATCCACAATATGGCTGGATACCGTTCACCGCTGACCCAAATGATGTGGAGCCAATCGGCGCACAGGTTTTCAACGCTGCCAAGGCAACTGCGGCACCTTACGTTGCACCACCTCCCCCACCTCCCCCACCCCCGCCCACACAAGCCGAACAGGAAGCCGAGCAGGAAGCCAAACGCCAGTTAGCATACACCGCTGAAGCTGACCCCCTGTTCTTCAAGTGGCAGGCTGGTGAGGCCACAGAAGCCGAATGGTTGGCAAAGCGTGAGGAAATCAGAACAAGGTTCCCTTACCCCAACGCTGGCTAACAGCGACCTTTCCACACGACCAAAATCGCGCTACAATGCGCACATCTTTCAACAGCGGAGGCCAGCATGGCTACTCTTGATAACCGAGTGTTTGACAACGGCCTGACCGTTCTTGACACAGAAGCTAACGCAATTCACGTCACGTCAGCAGAGGCAACCAGCTTTGCCAACGTGGCTGCTGTAACTCTGGGCAACAGTACCTCGCTGTCCATCGGTGCGCCCGCAGATCGCGCTGGCGGTGGTCGTGAGGTTGTCGTGGCTGCTATCACAGATGGCTCGGTCACTGGCACTGGCACTGCAACCCACTACGCCATTGTGGACACTGTGAACAGCCGTCTACTGGCAACAAGCACCCTGACAGCATCGCAGTCTGTCACATCAGGCAACACGTTCACGCTGTCGTCCGTTGCTATCGGCATCCCTGATCCAGTCTAAGGTTAACTAAACAATGGTCACTCTCGTAAACAGAGCCAAAGTATCCACTGCTACAACTGGCACTGGTACAATCACGCTTGGCTCTGCTGAGAGTGGCTACCAGACGTTCGCTGATGCTGGCGTGGTTGACGCTGATGTGGTTCGCTACGTCATTGAAGATGGCACAGCTTGGGAGATTGGTTTGGGCACCTACACGGCGTCTGGTACTACTTTGTCACGCACTGTCCTTGAGAGTTCCAACGCTGACGCAGCTATCAACCTGTCAGGCTCTGCGGTGGTGTTTGTGGGGGCTGCGGCTGAAGACCTTGCGCCTGAGAAGGTGGGAACGATCACAGGCACAACTCTTGACCTGACTTCTGGTAACGTGTTTAGCTACACCCCTACGGCTGACACTACGTTTGTGTTTAGCAACCCCCCTACGACGGGTACTGCCCTCGGATTTACGTTGGGGCTAACTGGCCTGTATATTTCTGACGGCTATGACCTAGCTAATGCAGAGCCACCTGCTTATGGGAGGTTCAGTGTTGCTGCTCAAGAAACAGTTCCAACCGGCATATTCTTCAAACCTGATGGCTCAAAGATGTACGTTATTGGGTCTAGTGGAGATGATGTAAATGAGTACGACCTAAGCACCGCTTGGGATGTAACGTCGGCCAGTTACTTACAGAACTTCAGCGTAGCTGCTCAAGAAACATCTCCAACCGGCGTGTTCTTCAAACCTGATGGCACTAAGATGTATGTTATTGGGACCACTGGAGACGATGTTAACGAGTATGACCTAAGCACTGCTTGGGATGTAACGTCGGCCAGTTATCTACAGAACTTCAGTGTTTCCGCTCAAGAAACAAATCCAACCGGATTGTTCTTCAAACCCGATGGCACAAAGATGTACGTTATTGGGTCTAGTGGAGATGATGTAAATGAGTATGATTTAAGCACAGCTTGGGATGTTTCTTCAGCTAGTTACTTACAAAACTTCAGTGTTGCTACTCAAGAAACAGTTCCACAAGGCATATTCTTCAAGCCTGATGGCTCAAAGATGTACGTTATTGGGTCTAGTGGAGATGATGTAAATGAGTACGACCTAAGCACCGCTTGGGATGTAACGTCGGCCAGTTACCTTCAGAACTTCAGTGTTTCCGCTCAAGACACAAGTCCACAAGGCATCTTCTTCAAACCCGATGGCACAAAGATGTACGTTATTGGGTCTACTGGGGATGCAGTCTATTCATACACCCTAAGCACAGCTTGGGACGTAAGCGCTGCCAGCTTTGATTTTCCCACTGAAGGGTACTTCATTGTTTCTACTCAAGAAAAATCTCCAACCGGCATCTTCTTTAAGCCGGATGGGACAAAAATGTATGTTCTTGGGTCCATTGGGGACGATGTTAATCAGTATGATCTAAGCACAGCTTGGGATATAACTTCAGCCAGTTACTTGCGGAACTTCAGTATTGCTGCTCAAGACACAGCTCCAACAGGCATCTTTTTCAAGCCTGATGGGACAAAAATGTATGTTCTTGGGTCCATTGGGGACGACGTAAATGAGTATGATTTAAGCACAGCTTGGGATGTTTCTTCAGCTAGTTACTTACAAAACTTCAGTGTTGCTACTCAAGAAACAGTTCCACAAGGCATATTCTTCAAGCCTGATGGCTCAAAGATGTACGTTATTGGGTCTAGTGGGGATGCAGTCTATTCATACACCCTAAGCACAGCTTGGGACGTAACGTCGGCCAGTTACTTACAGAACTTCAGCGTAGCTGCTCAAGAAACATCTCCAACCGGCGTGTTCTTCAAACCTGATGGCACTAAGATGTATGTTATTGGGACCACTGGAGACGATGTTAACGAGTATGACCTAAGCACTGCTTGGGATGTTTCTAGTGCATCTTACTTACAGAACTTCAGTGTCGCTGCCCAAGAAACAAATCCAACCGGCATCTTTTTCAAGCCTGATGGGACAAAGATGTACGTTCTTGGAGCTGATGGAGATGCAATATGGCAATACTCCACAGGCCTTGTCGGAGATGCGACCTTCACATACCCTGCGTCTGTCGAGTGGCCATCAGGTACACCACCTACCGCCCCTGGTGACGGTGAGACAGACCTACTGACATTCCTCACGCAAGATGGCGGCACAACTTACTACGGACGCTTGATAGGTGACAACTTCAGCTAAATAGGATCTCCAAATGCACGTTAAGATCACAAACGACCAGCCCGTAGAATTTCCCTACACAATCGGGCAATTTCGTCGTGACCACCCTAAGACTAGCTTTCCTCGCATCATTCCTGACACGATGCTGAAGCGCCATCTGGTGCATCCAGTGATTGAACTGTCTAAGCCAGCCTATGAGCCGTTGGTACAAAATTTAGTAATGGGTGATATGCCTCACAAAGAGGTGATCCGTCTGAAGACAGAAGAAGATGCCACAAACCATATCACAGGCGAGGTAGACCAGTCTCAGGTAGATCAGCCTATTCACGGTAATCGCTGGTTCATTGGCTACACGGTCGTCAACAAGCCACAGGATCAGGCGGAATCCGCAGTTCGCAACCAGCGCACTCGCCTGTTGACTGGCACAGACTGGCAAGCCCTAAGCGACAACACCATGAGCGAGGCAGTGACAACCTACCGCCAAGCCCTGCGTGACGTAACCGCACAAGAGGGCTTTCCGTATTCTGTCGTGTGGCCCACCAAACCGTAGGAGTAGTACATGCTAGGTTTTAGCCCTCTCGCCTCTGCCGCACTTGCGGATGATGGGGCTGTTGCTGAAGTAATTTACCTTCTTAACGGCGATGACATTACTACGGACGAAGTTACCGCAATGGTATCTACTTGGTTTGATGGTTGGTAGTATGGAAAAGGATAGCTGGCACTTGAATAAATCAATACCCATAACTTTTGTGCTGGCTATTTTAGCTCAGACTATGGCGCTGGTGTGGTTTGTTGCATCACTTAATAATGGAATTGCAACAAACACAAGAGACATTATACGGCACGAGTCACGAATAATTGCGCTAGAAAATACTGTACAGGCACAAGCGGTTACTATGGGACGTATTGATGAGAATATAAAGTCTATTCGGCTTATGATGGAAGAGAGTCGTAGGGAAAAATAGTATTGCTATGTGTACTGGCCTTCGTTTCTTTTAATCACGCATGGACTACTAGAGGTAATACGCTATTTCAATATTGCTATTATGATTGTGGGCTTTCTAAAAACGGCGGTTGGTACGACAGAGTATATAAAGTAAGTTACACCTACGTATGCCCTATAGAGGTTAGGTTTAAATGATTGATCCATTTACAGCGTTTGCTGCCGCACAGACAGCGGTATCTGCTATTAAGAAAGGTATACAATTAGGCCGTGACATTGGTGGAATTTCTAATGACCTAGCAAAGTTTGCGGGTGCTATGTCTGACATTACTTTTGCTCACAAACAATCCGAAAACCCGCCTTGGTATGCCGTATTGTTTGGTGATAGTGGACCAAACGCAATAGATATATTCGCTAAGAAAAAACAAACAGAGGCTTTACGTGCGGAAATTAAACAGTATATACAACTTGGTTACGGGCCAGAAGCTTGGGATGAACTTCTCGCTATTGAAGCAAAAGTGCGCAAGGCTCGTCAAAAAACTCTCTATCGAAAAGCAGAAATACAACGGTCAATTAGGGAGTGGACTCTGGGCATTATTGTTTTGGTATCAGGATTTGGTATCCTTAGCGTGGGGATTTATTATCTCGGCAAAAAACAAAACAAATGGTAAATAGTTATTGACACGTAATATACCTAATAGTATACTTTGTCGTATGACAATAAACGATCTAGTAAGTAAGAATGGATAATCAGTATGGCTAATGAAGATGTAAATACTACAGATACAGAAGAAGATGCTGTAGTAAAACCCTACACTATTAATGACGCTATGGTAGAAAGGGCAATGGCTCCGAACCTACCTACAGGTTCTACGGTATCTCCTGTAGGTACTACTATTACACAAGATCAACTTGTAGGTACTACATTAGGTCAAGCTCCCGATGCACCTACTTCAATGGTTGCACAAGGGGGTGCTTCAACCGCAACAGCACCAACAGCAATTACTACCGCAATGGTAGATCCCCGCTTTGTCACAACTCCAGTAACCAGCGCATTAAACAGTGTTACTGCAGAAACAGGAAGTGTATCGTCGCAAGCTCAAGTACAGGCGGCACAAGGAACTATACCAGATAGCAGTTTAGCTACGGCTATAGGTGTAGATGAAAAATACATACAGGAAGCAAAGGCTGGTACACGGGTTGTATCCCAACAAGAAATTGCTAATGCTGCGTTAGCTTTAAATATTCCTATTGCACAAGCTCAAAAGTTACTAACACCTGTAGCTACTGCAGAGGCAGCTAAATTTACAACGGGTACACCACAAGCTGAAGCGGTAACAGATTATACTGTAGGTACTGTACCTACGGTTGAAGGTGCGGTAGCACAAGAAGAGATTGCTACCGCACAAGGAGGCGACTTGCAAGCTGCTCAAGCTTCCGCTGAACAATCCTTAAAAGATATTCAAGCTAAGTTTGCTAGTGGTGAAGTTACTGCAGATCAACTGGCTACGGCTCAAACAAACTACAATAACGTAACAACGCAAATTGCTAAACGTGCCGTAGGTGATAACGAACTTGCCGCAGTGGCTGGTATAGGTATGTCAGCAGAGCAGGCAGTTGCTTCGGTTAGCTCTTATCAATCTGCCTTAGAGTCTGCACAAAATAAAATATCTGATGGTGAAACCATTACACCTCAAGATTACTATAATCTACCTGCCGCTACTATTGCAAGTATGCAAGAAACTGCTGTTAAAAATGCAGCTACCGCATCTCTTACTCCTGAAGCAAGCGTAGCTACAAGTTCATATCAGTCTACTGTTTCTGCAACACAGGGTCATGTAGGCTCCCAAGAACTAATTGATGCAGAAGCCCAAGGTTTACAGATTGGTCAAGCAGTTGAAGCTGTTGCCGCAGTAGCTAACGAATTAAATACTGCAGCTACCGCAGTAGCGCAACAAGGTACGTTGTCACAGTATCTTGCAGAGGCTTCTCAAGTTAACACTACAGCTAAGGCTACCGTACAAGGACAGATGGCGCAGCTAATGGCGCAGTTTGAGAATGGTACACCTATATGGGCTTCCGGTGCTATGAGAGCCGCTAATGCAGCTATGGCATCCCGTGGTTTGGCTGGTTCTAGTATGGCTGGTGCTGCTATTGTGCAAGCTACTATGGAAGCTGCTCTGCCCATCGCATCCGCAGACGCTAAGTTTTTGTTTGACGCCAATATATCTAATGCAAATTTTAAACAGCAAGTATCTCTTGCTAACGCTGCTGCGCAACAAAACATGGAGCTTGCTAATTTAAATAACAGGCAGCAAGTTGCTTTGTCTAATAGCACGAATGCATTTACACTGCAGACACAAAACTTGTCTAACGAACAGTCTGTAATTCTAGCTAATGCCCAATTTAAATCTGCGGTACAACAGAAAAACCTAGACGTAAAGACGCAGACTTCTCTAGTCAACGCAGCACGGTATGCAGAAGTAAATAATATTAACCTTAATAATACACAACAGGCATTGTTACAACGATCTTCTGAAAACTTGCAGGTAGACATGAGTAACTTGTCTAACACACAGCAAACTTCTTTGGCTAACTTGCAGGTACAAGCTTCTATTGCGGGTCAAGAACTTACTAATGAACAACAGATGTCTGTCCTTTCTTCATCACAGACATTTGAAGCTGCGCAGTTCGACGCTACAGCAAAGCAACAAGCTTTTATGCAAGACGCACAGTCACGTGCTGCCTTAGAAGGTAAGACACTAGATGTACGACAGCAAACTGCGTTGTTTAATGCTTCTCGTATAGCAGAAGTAAACGATATTAATCTAAACAACGAACAACAAGTTCGACTGCAAAAGTCTGCAGAAAATTTACAAGTAGATACTACAAACGCATCTAACCGTCAACAAATAGCTCTTGCAAATGTTCAGCTTAGGGCTTCTTTGCAAGATAAAGTATTGAGTAATACACAGCAAGTAGCAGTTTTAAATGCAGAACGCTACGCAGAAGTTAATAACATTAACCTGAACAATGAACAACAGGCGTTTGTACAGGACGCTACTATTAAGGCTGTTCAAGAGAATAAAACTTTAGATAATACGCAGCAAGCTGTGTTGTTTAATGCGGCTAGGCAAGCACAAGCTAAAGATATTATTTTAAATAACGAACAACAAGCATACATGCTACAGTCTACACAAAACTTTCAGCAAGACATAACTAACCTGTCTAACCGTCAGCAAACATCGTTGGCAAACGCACAGCTAAATGCTAGTTTGCAAGGAAAGGTTCTTGACAACAACCAACAAACTGCTATACTTAATGCCGCACGTTACGCCGAAGTTAATAATATTAATCTAACGAATAAACAACAAGCCTTTGTACAAGAGTACTCAGCACGTACTGCATTTGAAGGTCAAGCTATATCTAATAGTCAACAAGCTTCTATCTTTAATGTATCCAGTATTCTTCAAGAAAGAAACATTGAATTAACTAACGAACAGCAAACAAGTTTGTTTAATGCGACTAGTAAAATGACTGTTGATATGACAGAACTATCTAATAGGCAACAATCTGCCGTAGCTAATCTGCAAGTGGAGGCTGCGTTACGGGGGCAAGAGTTACAGAACCAGCAACAAGTAGCTGTAATTAATGCGGAACGGTTTGCAGAAGCTTCTAACCTACAGTTCTCATCTGAGCAACAGATTATTTTATCTAATTCTCAAATGATGCAGACTATTGGTTTGGCTGAAATGTCCAGTGCGAATACTACGGCACTTCAGAACGCTGCGCAATTAGCTAACATGGATATAGCTAATTTAAATTCAAGGCAGCAAGCAGCCGTACAAAATGCTCAATCCTTTTTAAATATGGACATGGCTAATTTGTCTAACCGCCAACAAACAAACATGTTTAAATCTCAAGCTATGCAGCAAGCGTTACTTTCAGATCAAGCGGCAGATAATGCTGGTAAACAGTTTAACGCAAGTAGTGAAAATCAAGTCAATCAATTTATGACTAGTCTATCGTCACAAGTATCCCAGTTTAATACAGCGCAACAAAACGCTACTAAACAGTTTAATGCAGGCGAAGTTAACGCTATGAGTAAATTTAATTCACAGATAACTGCTCAACGTGATCAATTCAATGCAGCTAACCAACTTGTGATAGCACAAAACAATGCTAACTGGCGCAGACAAGTGGCAACAGAAGACACAGCAGCTGTTAATAGGTCCAATGAAATTAATGCAGCTAATACTTTAGCTATGTCTAATACAGCGTACGATAATTTATGGAACTACTACTCCGACACTATGGAATTTGTGTGGACTAGTGCGGAAAGTGAACGAGAGCGTACTGTTGACATTGCTATAGCAAACTTAAACAATGATGCTAGTGCACTTGCAGTTAGTAACCAGCAAGACTATCAATCATCCTTGTCTTTTGGTAACTTAGTGGGTACACTGTTTACATCGGATTTAAGTGGTAGCTTTGCCGGGTCTATAATAGACAATATTTTTTAAATAGAGGAAAGTTAAATAAATGTTTAACGTATTTGCAAAAGCATACAAGGATATAAAGTTGCCTGAGAAGAAAGAGATTGTTTCTTCTAGCAAAACTAAAGGTTTGTTGTCACGAAATAAGGAAGTAACACCCGCTGATAGTTCATCCAGTGAACCTATGGATCGTATAGCTAACTACGTGGCAAGCATACGAGAAGATAGAATGAGGATTAAAGATGATAGAGACACCTGAAGTATCCCTTAACCGACCTATTCCCGGCATGGGTATGACTGCAGAAGTTGGTAGCAGGCCGTGGCAACAGCCTCCGCAGTACACAACTATAGAGGAAGCTCTTGACTTTTATATCCCAAGGCTTACAGAAGAAAACTTTAACGATCAATTGCTAGACGTTATGGAGATGGGTATTCCTTTAACTACTATTGCTAGTAGCATACAACTTGCAGGCGTCATGCAAGGTAAGCACACGGTTGATGTAGGTGTTCTTATTATGCCAGTACTCATGGAGATGATGGCTTATATTGGTGACGATGCGGATATTAGTTACGTAATAGGGGACGAAGCAGAAACTAATTCCGACAAAATCTCCAGTAGTAAAATTGCATTGGCTATGAAGTCAATGAAAAAACGTTTACCAGAGGCGCTAGAAAATGCTGATGAACAAGAAGTTGTAGAAGTACCAGAAGAAGAAGAAGTATCTATGCCTTCTGGTCTTATGTCGAGGAGAATATAGATGGCGTTTAGCTTTGGAGGTTTTGCCGCAGGTGCAGCGGGTGCAGTTACCGAACGTATAAGAATAAACGAAGACAGAACGCAAAAACGTTTAGAGGAATCACGCCGTGATGCCCGTGCTCTTAGGTTACGTAAGGGAGCCGAACGTGATGCAGAAAAGAAAGCTACGGAAGAAGCCATAGGTTCCTTGACGTTTATGGGATACGCACCGGAAACTGCTGCGCACATTGCTAGTCAGGGCAAAACCGCTGTATCTTTAGCAGGTGATGCAGGTACACGTGCTATGCAGCGTGGCCTAGACATTAATACTATTTACAGTTTGCCTGAAGTTAATTCTAACAGTGCCGTAAATGAGACTATAGATGGTGCCGAACCCAAAGCAAGTACTGTGTTTGGTGGTTTTAACCGTGAAGAATATCAGAGGTTGTATCAAGAACCTGATGAGATTAGCAATAGCTTTGGTGCTAGGCTTGCAGTCTTATCTCAAAAACAATTAGCAACTAATGACCCGAATAAAATTGCAGGTTATGAGCGGCAAAAGGTGACGCTACTAAAAGACTTAAACGCCATGAAAGAAGCTGAAAGTATTAAAGGTGAGGATGAAAAAGGTCCAACATTTACACTAGGTACTATACAATCTAATGTTAACTCAGCAGTCAAACAACAGCTAGTAAACTTTGATTTAGGTATGGACATGGAAGGTAATATTAGGGGCAAGATTGAAGGTAAAGAAGCTCAGGTTGAGGTGGCTAGATTACGTGCCGCAGATTATCTTAATCAAACATTTACATCTTTAGAAGACCCTGTTATGACAGATGCTGTCTCTGCTTTACAGGCACAGGCAGCAACTAATTTAAATAGCTATAAAAATGCTATTTTATCACAAGTAAAAGCAGGGCAGCTACCACTACCGAGCAATTATAAAACAGAGGTCAGTTTAGAAGCTATGATTAACAACAAAAGTAAATATAATATAGGGGACGTTATTGCTATACCGAGAGGTGCATATGTATACACACAAATTGATAATCCGGGCCTTAAAAACGACATTACAGAAGACGAAGAAGATAGGATTCCGTTTTACTAATGGCTGAAGCACTTTCACTTGATGACTATACAAAGTTTAGAGATTCAAACTATGCAAAGTCTAGAGATAAAGAAGATGACGAAGAAGATACAGTAGTCACTCCTTCTCTCCCAACGAAACCCTCCCGGCAAAGGGATGTGGGTGCCGTGTCATTGAGTGTTTATACAGCCCAACGAGATGGTACTAAAGCTAGTGATGTTTTAGTTGTAGAAGATGCGGAAGAACCTGACTGGCTTACTCCTGTCGCTTATGACTCAAGTGAGGTAGAGGAACAACCGGATTATGAATACGTAGAAGACAGACGGTATGAAAAAGTAGCTGAAGAAGTCAAGGATTTTGAGGATTATGTTTCTGGATTAAAAGAAGAAGAACGCATTGCCTTTGATGCTGACATGCGCAAAGACATGCTGGCAGGCGCTGATATGCGTGAGGCTGGTTTGGGGGAGTATCTTAT